TAACCAATCACACGGTTTATGATTATGGTGATATACGCGGCAAGGCCAAACCATTGAAACACACCAATCATTGCATCAAGCATCTATACTACATGAACAACACAGACAACAACATATTCGTTGTAAACGATGGTAAGCCTGATGTCACGATACCTGTTATAACAATAAAACAATTCTTAGAAAAACTACAATAAATAATAACATCAAGCAGGACTTGATAGTAATACATTAAAGAAGGACTTTAAGATGGCGACATTCGCAACAGACAACAACATCAAAGAATATGAACCTGATATTCACAAATACGGAATACAGGACTTTTCAGACCTACACGAAAAGACATTCGACGACATAATTAGACTACTCAATATAAAATGGTGGCCCACACAACAATACGGAACCAACGACATCAGTGCCGTTGGCGGCAATCACAAACTTACAAACAGCAAGTTAAATGCTAATCAGTTCGTGAGAGCGGCCGTGTATCATGTGTTGGCATATTACATCTATCCGAGACTATCTACTTTTGATCCTGATGGTGATGCTTTCACAAATAAGATGAATTACTACAAGTCAAGATTCGAAGAAGAATTTGATCTTATTTTAAGAGACGGCGTCCATTACGATCTTGACAGTTCAGGAACATTCACGGATGCTGAAAAACAATCATTTCATATGGGGCGTTTAATTAGATAATGTCAGCAAGAGAAAACATCACAAAGAACATAGTTGATCAACTGGAGAACATGACAGATCCTTCTGTGGCCCATGTGTCCAGAGACAAGTTTGATGTGCAGAAACTTGCCATCACACAATTTCCTGCGATACTGGTTGTGACACAGAACGAAGACAGGGAAGACCTGGCAACAGACCTAAGACAGGGCAATCTATCAATACAATGTAGATGTTATGTCAGAGGCACACAGATCGACTCATTGAGGAATGAAGTCATAGAAGGCATTTCCGAAACCTTAGAAAAATCAAGAGACAGAGATATTACATTGGCACAGGCAAACATCCACAATGTCAAAACAACAATTTCAAACATTGAAGTCATTGACAGAGAACTACCGTTGGGTGAAGTGATTGTCACTGTGAATGTAATCTACACATATAAAAAAGGAGTTTTATAATGTCTGTAAAAATGTATAAAGAAGAGAAATTCAAGATGGTGCGGGGCATGGATGCCAAGGCACATTTGGATGATGGTTGGACCTTTGAACCATCTGACACATCAACACCGAAACCAAAGAGAAAATACAAACTCAAGGTCAAGGATGTTGAAGTAATAAAAGCCGATCCTTTAGAGGTCAAGGATCAACACATTGAGGAGATAAACAATGGCGACTAACGAAACAACCTACACAGGTGAATCAGGCGTTATAAAGTTTACGGACAACTCTTCATCTTCTGTAGTAGGTGTGGCATCAGTTAGATCTTTCACGATCGATCAAGAACTTGACGCCATTGAATCTACAGTGATGGGAAGTGGGGCGAGAACTTATATCCCAGGTTTAAGACAATTTTCTGGAAGCATGGACATCTTTTTTAGAGATGATACAGCCGCAGGTTCAGGAAACATCAACTTGTTTGATGCCGTCAACTCAGGTGCTACAACTTCATTAATTGAATTGTATCCATCTGGTGAGACAACAGGTATCAAACTAGCAGGAACTGTGATAATCACAGGTCATTCAATCACTGCCAATCACGACGGCATGGTTGAGGCTTCTGTCACATTCCAAGGTTCGGGTGCATTAACAAAAACCGATTTGTAATGTTATCAGTCCTTTTTAAGACGAAAAAAGCAACCGCTGATCTTCAGAAATCAATCGATCAAACGGTTCGCTCAATAGCCAAGGATTTCTTCACGGAAGTGAAGAGATTGACACCAGTGAGATCTGGTCTTGCTAAACGAAGTTGGAAGTTGAAACAAAAATCAAAATCCAAATATGCTGTGGCCAATCCACAACCATACATAGGTCGTTTAGACACAGGCTATTCAAACCAAGCACCTAAAGGGATGACAAGACCCGCCCTTTTAGAGGTTAAAGACAAATATAGAAATAGGAGAATCAAATAATGTCAATAACAGAAAAAATAGCAAAACACTATCAGACAGCGATCGGTGGTGAATTAATCAAATACCATGTAGATGAATGGGAAACAGACATCTACTTCAGGAGCACTTACCCGCTCAAAGACGAAAGCAAGATACTGCAACTTCAAGCAGAAGGCAAGACAGTAGAAGCATTGGTCGAGAGCATAGTGACGAAGGCCAGAAGCAAAGATGGTAAGAGATTGTTCTTAGACACTGACAAGATAAAGTTGATGAACGAAGCAGACCCAATGACAGTGGTCAAGGTGGCTACCGCAATCAACAATGCTAAACTTACTGCTCAACAGGCTTCCGTCGCAAAGGAATAGCAACCAGTGTTGAGTTAAGGTTTGTAATGATGCTCGCAGACAGGCTGAAGAAGTCCGTCGAAGAAATATTACAAATGACAACACTGGAGATGGACATGTGGGCAGGTTATCTGATGTATGAGGACAAGGAACAAACGAAGACTATGAAGCAACAGAAACAACAGATGAAGGCTAAAAGAAGATAATGGCTAAGACTGATCTTTTAATCAACATAGCGGTCAAGAACCAACAGGCGTTAGGGTCAATCAATAGTCAATTGACCAGGATGTCAGGTTCTGGTTTGAAACTGAGCACGGTGCTGAAAGGTGCCGCGGCTGGTTTGGCGGCCTTTGGAGCGGTCAGGATTGGATCATTCATTGTCAACACCACGAAAGAATTTGAAGACCTAAGGACCACTCTAAGTTCGGTCACAGGTAGCACCGAAGAAGGTGCTGAGGCATTCAGATTCATCAGTGAGTTCGCAACACAGACACAGTTTGGCGTTGATGACCTGACAAAGACATTCATCAAATTGAAATCGGCGGGCATAGAGCCAACCAAAGAACTACTGACCACATTCACAGACGCGGCGGCGGTGACCAATGACCAAATAGGATCATTGGAGGCAGTCACTGATTTGTTCTCCAGAACAGTATCAGGTGGTTTGGGTCTGGAAGAGATACAGAGGTTGGGAGACAGAGGTATCCCGGTATTGGCTATCCTAGAAGAGAAACTTGGATTGACAAGGGCAGAGATATCAGAGTATGGTAAGACGGCAGAGGGTGCCGCAGAGATAACAAAAGCATTCGCAGAAGGTATCAACGAGAGATTCGGTGGTGCCACGCAGAAATTGGTAGGCAACCTATCAACAGAATTTTCAAACGCCAAGATCGCACTACAAGGTGTGGCAGACGAATTCGGACAGGGCATATCACCAGCATTGAAAGATGCGGTTGGTGGATTCACTGCCTTGGTCAATGAGAACAGAGAAACTATATCAGCATTGGGAGAACTTACAGGCTTTGCCTTGAAGGCATTAATATCTGGATTGAATCTTGTCCTCAAGGCAATTGGCAATGTCATAGACTTCTTCAAAGATTTCGTTGGCACAGTCAAAGAAACAGTCCAGTCAGTGAAGGATTTCAAGAATGATGTAGTCAACACATTCGAGAGCATGAAGAAGGGCATAGGCAGTAAGATGTCCGGAGTCAAAGACAGTATCATTGGCGGCTTCAAAAACATCGCTAACACGGTAGTTGGCAATTCAATCGTGCCAGACATGGTAGATGATGTTGGCAAAGAGATGGACAGGTTGGCATTCAACGCAGACAGGAGTCTAGGCAAGTATAGCGACGCGGTCAAAGACAACATAGACAACGATGTGATACTGCAGGCACTACAAAGAACTATAGGAGAAGGATTCACACCATTAGAGGGCAAGATCACAGCAGTGACTTCCGGCATGACAGCATTCAGAGATACGGCATCAAGTGCATTGACTGATGTCATCATGGGTAGCAAGTCCTTGAAAGATGCACTCGGAGAGATTGTGAATTCAACATTGAAGGCATTGATACAAGGCTTTATAAATCTTGGAATAACAATTTTCGTGTTAGAACCATTAGAAAGATTTCTAAGGAATCAAGTCAACACACAGAAAAAATTAAACAGCGAATTGAAAACAGAGATAGCATTAAGGACAGTGTTGGCATTCCTTACAGGAGGCACGAGTCTATTTGGTGGTTTCAGGGCCGCAGGTGGTCCAGTGGCCGGCAATCAATCATACATTGTTGGTGAAAGGGGACCAGAGATATTCGTCCCAAACAATTCAGGCACAATCATACCAAACAGCGACGTTGGCATATCAGACAGCGGCTTTGGTGGCGGTGGTGGTGACAACGTCAATGTCACATTCAACATCAACACACTAGACGCAACAGATTTCGATTCATTACTAACAACAAGGCAAGACTTGATCATAGGTTTGATCAACAGGGGTCTCGCTGAAAGAGGCAAAAGGAGTCTAACAGCATAATGGCACTATTCACACCAAACAAAGGATACAAGGCACTTGACTGGCAGAGCAACACCACCAGCAGGGTGACGACATCTGTGTCCGGCAAAGTGCAGAGGATCAAGACAGGCGCACAGCATTGGAGTTTCAAATTACAATCACCAGGAATGACGAGGGCGGAGTTCATGTCCGATTACAGTTTCCTAGTTCAACTTGATGGACAGGCCATCGCATTCACGATAGTTCCACCAGAGATCGGCAGTGCAAGAGGCACGGCCACAGGCACACTTACAAATGATGCCACAGTGGCGGCAGGACAGAGTGCTTGCCAGACAGATGGCGGATCAGGCACACTGTTGAAAGGTGACCTAATCAAGTTTTCAAATCACGACAAGGTATACATGGTCGTAGCGGACAAAACTATCAGCGGCACCAATGACGCAATCAGTTTCTATCCACCTTTGACCACGGGCATAACAAGTTCTACCACAGTGACATATGATAATGTTCCTGTGAAAGTTTATATGGACAAGGATGAACTCAGATTCATTACACAGACTGACGGATCCTACAAGTATGAAATAATTTTGAATGAGGAGATATAAAGATGGCAAGAAGCATAGCGTCCGCGACTCAGACAAAGTTGGCAGGCAGTTCAGTATTTGTTGCTGATCTCATTGAACTACAATTATCAACAACACAATACCTTACAACAACAAACATCAACATCTCATTTGACAGTGCGACGGCACCTGACGCAGGAGCACAAACATATCTAGCACAAGGTCAATTCCTAAGTTATGGAAACATCGTAGAGACAACAGACCTTAGGATAGCGGAGATAGACATGGAATTCACCGCGGTGGATACCACAACAATCGCTTTGTTGACCAACAATGATTACATCAACAAGAGAGTGGTGATCTATAGGGCGATACTAGGCAGTGATTATTCATTCGGCACAGATGATGTGTATCTAGTGTTTGATGGCAAGGTCACAGGATATTCAATCAGAGAGTCAAACGAAACAGCAACGGTCACGATATCGTGTGCGTCACAGTTCGCTGACTTTGAAAGAACAAATGGCAGGAAAACCAACCCAGCATCACAACAGGTGCATTTCGCAAACGATCAGGGCATGGAGTTCGCACCGGAATTAGTAAAAGACATCAGATGGGGGAAAGCATAATGAACATAGTAAGAGTATTGGACAAAAAAGACATCGCACAGGTTTTAGACTTGGCATACAGGGCAGTGGTCGAAAGAGGTTGGGTAGATAGAGATTTTGAAAAGACCAATTTCAACATACAGGTTAAAAACATTCTATCACTGGAGACCAATCTAGCATTTGGTCTATTCAAGGACGCTCTATTGGTAGGATTCGCAGTGGCACAGATAGATCAGTTTCCATGGAACACAAAAAAGAAATGCCACATAGATCTCATACACATGGACACAGACCACAGACACGAGGCATACTACCAATTGTTATTAGACACCATATATGCGTTCTGTAGTGAAAATGGAATCAGACACATAAGAACAAGTTCGAATTCATACTTGTTCAACAACAAACAAGATAGAATGTCATTCCTGATCAAGAACGGATTTGACGAGATAGACATAAACTGGGAGAAGGTAAGTGACCATTAGACCATTCATTAGGAAAGACCTAAAACAATGCTGTGAAATGGCCAAACAGCAACACGCCGAAAGCCTGTGGAGTCATCTACACTTTGACATTGAGCGTGTTAAGAATTATTATCTCAACAGCATAGGCAATCCTGATTTTTGTGTGTTGGTGGCGGAACAGGAAGGTGAAATCATAGGAGGCACTGCCTGTGGATTGAATCAGTATGATTTCTCATACGAAACCTATGTGCAAGATATCTTCTTCTATGTGAAGCCTCAATACAGGACAGGTTCTCTAGGCATAAAATTATACAAGGCCGTTTACAAATGGGCCAAAGAGAAAGGTGCCTGCGAAGTTTATATAGGTTATGGATTTGGCAAGAACAACAAACAGATGCAGAGGTTCTATGAAAGATTAGGATACGAACATCACATAGATTATTATAGGAAACCAGTCATAGCATGAAGATCTACAACAAGATAGTCTTAGACAAAGATGACAACATCATAGAAGAGGATTCATATGAATACTCTGGGCCAATAGCCAATTGTGGTGGAGGTAATCCTATCAAGAAAATATTCAAACCAATAGCAAAAGTCTTCAAGAGCATTGTCAGAGGTGTGGGCAAGGTGTTCAGCGGACTTGTGTCTGCCATCACTTCACCTTTCGGATTTGACATTGACACACCAGACTTTGGAATAGGCACAGACCAGGTATCAGACATACAAGGAGTGATGCTGAACAAACAGTCGGCCATTGAACACATTCCTGTGGTGTATGGGACTAGAATGGTCGGAGGCACTCGTGTTTTCGTATCCACAAATGGAACAAACAACAAATACCTTTATGTCGACATGGTGTTGGCAGAAGGACAGTGCAATGGTTTCACAAAATTATTAGTTGATGACGCAGAAGTCACACTTACTTCGTATGCACACGGAGTCGTGGCCGAACCATCAACAGGAGATTTCAAGGACAGGATGAAAGTTCAATTCTTTGACGGCAGAGATAATCAATCCAGTGCCAGTGATGGTTCAGGCGTGTTCTCAGACATAGACAGTTCAGGTGGTGCTCCAGGTTGGACCAATCTACACAGACTGTCAGGACTCTGTCATATCGCCTGTAGGTTCGAATGGAAAGAGATCAAGGACCAGGACGATGCCAACAACAATCCTTACACCGGTGGCAT